TGGTAACGTCACTCCTCTTCTAGATGATGATGATGCCCTGGAGACCATCTGGAAGAAGCAATATTCTCTTGCTGCCCTGGTAGCATCAGATCAGTTCAAGACCTATGAGCAACTGGACAATCGTCTACAGTTGGTTCTGGGTAAGAAGTCTTCCCGTCGTCCTGTGGATGAAGAGCTGGAAGATGAAAGTGAAGGTCGCGGTTCTTTCACTCCAAACTTTGAGTCTAGCAGAGCTCCTGCACCAGACATCACTCCAACCAAGTCTGCCGACTCAGATGAAGATGATGCTCTATCTTACTTCCAGAAACTGGCAGAAGAATAATTAACCGTAAAGTCTGATATTATCAGCACGCTTAAGGGTTCCACTCTGATACTGAGTGGAACCCTTTTCGTATATCATCATTTCTTGTAAATCATCAAGCACAACATTTAGATAGAATGGTTTAAGAATGAATATATGTCTCTTTTCGTTCTCTAGTTTTTCTTCATACTGATAGTTAGTTACTTCTGTTGTAATAGAATTTGCAGTAACAACTTGCTGTAGTTTATAATCAAAATAATTTACAGAGAAATCAGACTCTACTCTTAATCCAGCAGCAACAATAGTTACCCCATCAGTATTCTTAATCTCTATAGTCTCGTGATGGTGAGTGGCATTCATTTTTTCATATGTCCCATACTTATCTAATAGATATCGATCAAAGTCTGCTTGAGACATTGGCCATTCTGTTTGAACATTAATAATGTTATTCGCAGTTAGAACTAACCAATCCAAGTCAGATCTCCCATACACATCAAAAGAAACATTATCAGGTCTATCATTTCCTTTAATATCATACTTAGTGAAGAATGCTAAGTCTTGAAAGATATCCTCCCTCAACACTCCTTTCTTAAATAAATTCTTGACGCGAATATAATCAGAGATCTTCGCATCTGGAAGTCTGCTTACATATTCAAAATCTGGTAAACGACTAAAGTAATTTGACATCTTAGAAACCTATTGATTGATCACTATCATCAGCGTAATCACTATTAAAGACTGGCTCAAGTTCTTTAAATCCCAAGGTTAAAGAGTAGGATGCCATTCTTCCGTCAGGGAAAGTTGCATACTGACCATGAGGTGTATATCCAACCTGCACACTAGTACAGAAACATTCTTTTACTTTTCCTATAGCTTTATTTTCCTCACCACCTTTTCCTCTGTGCAGATACTTAAGTTTAAACGTATGCGGCGATTTTAGGAACAGATTAGAATCAGATTTTTGAACTGCTGAACCTTGTTTAAAGAAACGAAGTATTCTAATAATCTCATCACCCTCATCCTGATTGCGAGCAGACATTGTAAATGCAAAATTAAATGTTCTCAGTGTTGGACCTTTGAATAGCAACTCCATGTTTGGATTTAAAATCTGCCCAGTAGATCTTGTTATGAGACCAGAAGCACCAACCGCTTGCTCAGTAAAAAAAGCAGCAAGAGCTTCTTTAGCACCAGGATCATTAGCCATTGACGAAAGTTGTCTACCTGCCTCTTGAAATCCAGCTCCAGGACTTTCTGTTAGTAATTTCATTGCAGATACAGCAGCAGCTGCCTGCAGTGCGTTTAGTGTGTTATCTTCAAAACTAACCGATGATTGATCTTGAATACCTGCTGGAATTGGTAGGAAACATGTTCCAATAATTCTGCCATCAGTAGCAGACCTATCACCAAAACCAACACCACCTCCTGATGTTTTTTTAGGTTCATACTTTAACATATCAAATTTAATTACATCCTGTGATGTAGTTCCAATATCAACTGGATATTTTAAATCTTTAGGAAAATCTACTCTAGTTTGAGGACCATTCCCAGCACCAGATGATCCTTGACTTGGCAGGGACCTTCTAATCCAAGGTGATGCTCCACCAGATGCTCTAGAATCTTTTTCTGGTTCAGCACTTACCAACGCTTGTCCAGATTTACCATTAGCAGAGTTATACAAATTTTTTCCACTACCATCTAATCCAAAACTATCCTTAATAGATTCCATTTGAGTTATGGATAGTTTTATAAAAGCACCACCTTTTCCTAAACCTATTTTATCAGTGGAGTCTGCATCGGAAGATGGAGATATCAAGGTCTCTCCTGGATTCTGTGTGCCAATTGTGACGCCACTCTCTCCCTTAGCATTGATGTATCTTATAATTTCTTTCGTAAAAGTTGGATCGCCTTTTGTGTCTGCACTCTGAGTCACCTTTGTGGCAATAAACTTTTTCTTGGCACTAGTGCCAGAACCAATCTTTACTGTTCCAATTTTGCTTGTTGCTGTCTGTCCTGCTGCCATTAGACAAAGGTTTTTATTTATTTAGTTATGATTTTTGCATATGGAATTGCAAGTAAGTCATCTAGTTCATTTTGTTGTACGATATAAACTTGACTTACCATTTCTCCCCAAGTATATTGACGAGCTTCTCCCCAGTGAAAGTTAAGTCCACGAAATCCCCAAGGGAAAATACCTGTTACTGCGACCAATGGATATTGATCAAAAGATATATTCGGTGTCTTTGCATTATATTCAAATGTGCAGAGCATTCCAACATCAGGAATTGGTGCGACAGTATCACTCAGAAGATTCTTAATCTCCGTCATCATCACATCTGGGTTATTCGTTTCGTTATTAATTTGATTATCCTCGAAACGATTCATTTGATTCCTAATTCTTCTTCGGTGATTACTTTAAATTCTATCAGATGATCTTTACAAAACTCAGTTGCTGCCTTCCATTTTGCTTGGTTGACCGCATAAGTTTTGCACTCATAAATGTATGATTTGGTTTGTCTCTTTGGTTTCTTTGGCGGTCTTGTTTGTTTTTTGGGTTTTACTTCGACCACATATGTTTTGACTTGACCAGAACTCTCTTTTACCTTTATAATAAAGTCAGGAAAATATCGATGAACTCTATTGTCTACAGGTGACAGGTATGGAATCCAAAATTCCTCACTACCCCACTCCAAAATACTTTCATTAAGATCACACCATCGACAAAATTTTCTTTCCCAACTGCTTCTGCAAATAATATTGCTAGAATCACCCTTATATTTTTTAGGATATGAAGGTTGATATTTACTCTTGATGCTTTCTCCCATACATAATATATAAGGTCAAAAATTATTTATAAATGGCTTCTGCAAAGAATGTAGCAGATCTAAAAAGAACTCTGCTCCGCCCAGCATTAACATCTCACTTTGAGATTGCAATGGATAGTCCCTTCAAAGCAGGAGGAACTCAAGGTGGATCCGAACAACTACAAAAATTTGGTGTCTTATATGAACAAGACCAAATTAATATAATGTGTAGTGAAGTGTCTTTACCGGGTTCCAATATTGCTACATTAGAACTCAATAATGATCACACTGGTGTTACTGAGAGACACGCATATAGAAGAATCTTTGATGATAGACTTGACTTTACATTTTATGTTGATGATACGAACTATATGCCTATCAGATTTTTTGAGGCATGGATAGATTGGATTGTTGGATTTGATGATGGTGACACCAGAGACTCTTCTTCTTTTTACAGAGCAAAGTATAGAGATGACTATGCTGTTGATGGTCTAAAGATCGTTAAGTTTGAGAGAAGTTCTCCTAGTGCCTCTTCTAGAGAGGAAGCAATTAGTAGAGGGCGACCTGCTAGTTCACTGACATATGGATTTGTAAAAGCATATCCCATTAGCATCAACTCTATCCCGGTATCTTATGACTCTTCTAGTCTTTTAAAATGCACAGTGTCTATGACTTACATGAGATACTATATTGATAGTCAGCAAAGAATAGATGGAACAGGTGCTATTGGAGAAAACCAAAGTATCCTTAGTATTGCTGAACAGGTTCTTGCTAATAGATTAGCTTTTAGAAATCCAATAGTTAGCACTATCGCATCCATTTTACAGTAATAAATAATCACACTGAAAAACTCTATAGGTTATTATGCCCTTACCAAAGATTTCTACACCGTCTTATGAACTTGAGTTGCCATCAACTGGAGAGACGGTAAATTATAGACCCTTTCTTGTAAAAGAAGAAAAGGTTCTTGTGATTGCTTTAGAGAGTGAAGACACAAAGCAAATCACAACTGCTATTCGTAATGTTATTCGCAACTGTGTCTTAACTAAAGGCATCAAAGTTGATGAATTACCTACGTTTGATATTGAATATCTCTTTCTTAATATTCGCGGCAAGTCTGTTGGTGAAGAGATTGAAGTTAATATCACTTGTCCAGATGATGATGAAACTCAAGTCAAGGTTACTATTGATTTAGATGATATTAAGGTTCAAAAGAATGAAGATCATACAAACAGAATTAAATTAGATAATAGTTTAATGATGGAAATGAAATACCCATCACTTGATCAATTTATTAAGAGTAATTTTGATTTTAGTGAAGGTAAAAATGCAATGGATCAATCTTTTGAATTGATTGCATCATGTATTGATAAAATCTACACCGAGGAAGAAGTGTGGGCAGCAGCAGACTGTACAAAAAAGGAGGTCACTGAGTTCCTTGAGTCTATGAATTCCACACAATTCAAAGAAATTGAGAAGTTCTTTGAAACTATGCCTAAACTTTCACATACACTCAGTGTAAAAAATCCTAAAACTAAAAAGACTAATGATGTTGTACTTGAGGGACTAGCATCTTTTTTCGCGTAGCGATGCTCCATATGGATCTGGAGAGCTACTTTAGACTTAACTTTGCCTTGATGCAGTACCATAAATATTCATTAACTGAGATTGAAAACATGATGCCTTGGGAACGAGATATCTATGTTGGACTTCTCCAACAGCATCTTGAAGAAGAACGACTAAAGGAGCAGCAAAGAAAGTCCAATGGCGGTTGAAACCTTAGAGGGACAAACTAAACCTATCTCACCATCCAAACTACTGGGTAGGAATGTTGGTGGTCCATATGGTGGAACCAGTGCGACAGGCAAACTCGCAGGCATCGTAAGAGGAAATAAAAAAGCAATCAGAGTAAATGCTGATAAGATTACAAGACTGAAAAAGATTTCTGGTCTTCAGACTAAGAGAATAAGTGGTGATGATATTGGTAGCAAACTGCCTACGGAAGAGACTGCTATTCTTGATTCTCTGGATAATATCCTTGAGTTAATTAGAAACGAACAGAAAGAAAAAGATAATTTACTTAATGCGGAAAGAAAAAGAAGGGAAAATCAAAAGAGATCTAAAAAAGAGAGTGGTCTTGAGAAAGTAGGCAAGTCAATAAAGAATAAAGGAAAGAAAGTTATTGACTCTATTAAGTCTCCTTTTGAAAAACTAATAGATGCTTTAAAAACATTACTATTTGGAAAAATTGTAATCGATCTTTTTAGTTGGTTCCAAGACGAGGACAATTCTAAAAAAGTAAAAACCATTTTTAGATTTCTAAAAGACTGGTGGCCAACACTTCTAACAGGTTTAATTCTATTTGGGGCAACACTCCTCGGTCCAACTGGATTGGTGATCGCTGGTGTTGCATTAGTTGTTGGTTTTCTACCAAGGATTATTGATGGTATAAAACAATTATTTGGATTTAAAAAAGAGATAGAGGCTGATGCTGACGGTGCAAATAAAGAATTAGCAGCCCAAGAAAAAGAGGTTGATAAATTAGAACCAGAAACTCTAGAACCAGAAACTCCAGAAACATTAAAACCTGCTCAACAAACTGGAGATAAGTTAGCATCGGCACCTGAACCTCAAACAAAAGAACCGCCGGTTCAAATGAAAGAAGGTGGTAAGGTTCCAGGTAGTGGACCAAATAAAGACACCATCCCTGCCATGCTGGCACCTGGAGAATTTGTGATGAGTAAAGGTGCTGTCAATAAGTTTGGTTCTGACACCATGGCAAGCATGAATGCCATGGGTGGTGGAACTAACCGCCCAATGATTACTAATAATGTAGTGTATGCTAGTGGTGGTGGAGAAGTTCCAGATAAAGAAGAACCTGGTGGTAGAAACAAAACATCAGCACCAAAATCAACACCAAAAATGAATACTGGTGGCACAAAAAAACCTAAGAATAAAAGAGGTTCAGGGGTTAAAAATAGAACAGAAGGTGGTGGAACACAATTCTTTGCTGGTTTAGGAAAGGGTATATCAGATTTCTTCGGTGGCATAGGAGAGGGTCTGGCAGGAGCTGCTGGTGGTGGTGATAAAAAAGGTGGTGGTGGTTCTCCTGATAAGTTCGCAAAAGATATGATCAAAGTTCATGAAGGACTAAGACTTGACAAATATATGGATAGTCGTGGATTCCCAACGATTGGATATGGTCACTTGATTGAGGAGGGTGAGACTATGCCAGACCGCATCTCTCAACAAAAAGCGGATGAGTTATTTGATAAGGATTATGAGCATCATAAGGCAGCTGCCATGAAGATCCCTGGATATTCCAAGGCAAATGAAATGCAGAAAGCAGCACTGATTGACCTTACATTTAATATGGGTCCTGCATGGGCAGATGGATTCCCAGCATTTAAGAAAGCATTTGCTGCTGGAAACTATGAGCAAGCAGGAAATGAGTTGATTGATAGTGCTTACTATGGTCAAGTTGGTAGAAGAGGACCAACAATTGTTAATTTAATCAAAGGTAAAGGTGCTGATAATGTAGCATATCTCAAAGACATACCTAAACCCGCACCGGGGTCAAGTCAACCACAGACACAGCAGACACAGATGTCTGCATCCAAAACTTCTACGTCGCAGATGTCATCTCCTTCTGCACCACCATCTATTTCTTCTGCATCTTCTAGTTCTAGTGTCCCTCACATGGTGGCATCAAAACCAAGACCAGTGGTGGGTCAACCAGTAAAAAGGGGTAGTAGAACTGGGTCTACTGTAGTGAAAGATTTACAAAAAACACAGCAGGCAAAGACTGCTTCATCCTCAGCAGATGGTCCTAGCATTCCTAATTTTAGTGCGACTGCTATGCGATCTGGACATAAAATTAAAACACTTGGTATCATAGCATAATATCATGGCGATAGCATCTAAGTTTCTACCAAGAGTTAAGACAAAAATTATTTCAGTTGAGAAACTGTTAGAGGGATCTGTTGCCGCTGAAAAGAAAAAAACAGATGATGCTAAAAGACAAGCATCTGAAGACAGAAAGGCAGAAAAAGAAAAAGATTTAGAGAAAAAAACAAAGAAAAAAGATAATCCTCTAACAAACGTCCGAAAGAAGACTGGTAATTTTATAGAAAATTTCTTTGTTAATATGTTGATGGGGTTTGTTTCCATCAAGTTTTTAGAATTTACTAAAGATAAAAACTTTGAAGGAATTCTTGCCGGAATCGGTGGTGCTATTGATTTTCTTTACAATACAGGAGGTATGATACTGAACGGTCTAGTAACGTTCATTGAGTGGGGATACTCTCTGTATGATTCATTCCGAGGGTGGGTAGAAAATAACTTTGGTGAGGAGGGTGTTAAAAAGTTCGACACCCTGATGGAGAACTTAAACACATTCTTAAATGCTGGACTAATAGCAGTTCTGGCATTCAAGAAGTTTAAGTTTCTAGGAAAAGGTCTTAGAAATATTGGTAAATTTTTTGGTAAGATCTTTAAAAGAGGAATACTTAGGGCATTAAAACGACTTAGTTTAAAGTTTCTAGGAAGAGGCGTAACTAATGCAATAGGTAAAGGACTACAAGCAGGTAAAGGTTTACTAGGTAAAGGACTACAAGCAGGTAAAGGTTTACTGGGTAAAACATTTGGTGCTGGAAGTAAATTTGCTACAAGTGGAGTAGGTAATTTTATAGCAAAAAGAGCATTTGATGCAAAACTAGCAGCAAAACCAATACTAAAAAAGATTGGTGGATTTGCTGGTAAGTTTCTTGGTAAAGCATCAGGTATCATTGCACCTGCAATCAAAGCAGGACTGCCACTCGCAAAGGGATTTTTAAAAAGAATTCCAATCTTTGGTTCTCTTATCGTAGCATTGATGTCCTTGCTGTCGGGAGAACCGGTAGGTCAAGCATTGTTTAAAGGTATTGGTGCAGGACTCGGTGGAGCTCTTGGATCATTTATTCCAATACCTGTTCTAGGAACTTTACTTGGAGAAGTAGTTGGTACTTTTGTTGGTGATGTTCTTTACTATGGAATTGTAGAAGGCAATTGGAAAAAGGCAGGAAAAGTATTTGGACAAGGATTAAAAGCAGCTCTTAGTGCTGGAAAAGCTGTGCTTCAATTCCTAGGTAATGCTGGTAAGAGATTTATTGATGACTTCCCGATGGTAGATGTTCCTGACTTTAAGTTGGGATCTTTGATTGGAGATATGCTAGCAAAAGCAAACCCAATGCTTGATAAGATTGTTAATTTTGAATTTAAAATTGATAAAGGACCTCTGGGTGCTAATCACTTTGCTATTGATAGGCTCCCAATTCCTGATGAATGGAAGACCGCAATGAAGGAGGGTTTTTCAATCAAAGGAATACTTGATGGTCTCCCTGGACTGAGAGAGGTTCTGGGAGCATTTGCTCAATTCATTCCTGGTCTTAATAAACATGTTAAGGATGGGGCACTGATGAAGATTCCTAATCTTTTACTCCTCACAACACCTGGATTCCCATTCCTCATACCACACATTGGAAAGTCATTATTACCAGGTTTGTTTGGAGATAAACCGAAAAAACCAGGCACTGATGCTGCAAAACCTTCAGAAGATTCTGGTGGAGGATTTATGGACTTCTTGACTGGTGGTGCTAGCACTGGTGGTGCTAGCACTGGTGGTGAGCAGCAGCAATCAGGATCTGCTCCTGGAATGGGTTCGGCATCAGGGTCTAGCACAGCAAAAACTGTTAAGATGCCTAGCAGTGGTGATGTTGTTGAGATCGGTAAGGATCTGATTGGAAAAGGATTCTCTGTTGCAGAACACCCAGACTTTACCAAAACTCCAACAGCATCTGGTGGAACATATACTCCTGGTGAGGGCAAAGTATCTGATGTTCACCGTGGTGATGGTCACTATGAAGGTAGGGCAATTGATGTAACAAACTGGCGTGGTGGAGACCCCGAATACAAGCAAGCATATCTTCCAGTATTGAATTCACTTGAAAAAAATCCAAAAATTAAAATGTTGATACACGATACTTGGGGATTTTATAAAGATGGTAATAAGTATGGTCCTGGATCGCATGGACACTCAGAACACATGCATATTGAAGTCAAAGACAAGGGTGGATTGATAGGAAAAGGTTTGTTTGCTAACCTAGGTAAGTCTGAATTTGTGATTGACTCTGATAGTCTTATCCCAGAGACAATGGATATGTTCCGTGCCATTACTCATGCGAAAGATAAACAAGGAGTTCTTGCTGCAATCAGAGACTACGCTCCGTATGATGCGTTTGCTGGTGAGGAAATTTTAATACCTGTCCCTACTCCTGGAGCGTCTACAGAGTCTTCATCTGAGGGAGGAGTAGCATCAATCCCGCAGATGGTCAGTGCTGGAGAGGATCCATTTGAAAGACTTTATATGCAAGGTTAAATATAGATACGAGGTAATAACTTATGGCATCGAGACAGTCATCCCCAACTGGAGTCAAAAAAGCAACCATTGCTTCTAATGAAGATAAAGAAAAGACAGTAGCTATTGTCAATGGCATTCAAGAATTAAAGTATTATGAAAGTATTCTTCAGGATAGTGTTAGAGCAAGCATTGTATTTGTAGATTCTTCTGGCCCAGAGGCAATTGAGGAAAAGACTGCTCTGGATGGATTACCTATTGTTGGACAAGAAACTGTAACTTTAGAGTTTGAGGATCTAAATGATAATAAATTATCATTCAAAAATGATAATGCTCTCTACGTAAATAAAGTAACACCAATCACAGATACATCTACAAAATCCATGGTTCTTTTGGATCTAGTATCTAAAGAACATATTTTAAATGAAAAGGTTAGATTAAATAAAAGATATAATGGATTAATATCTGAGCATGTGAAAACGATTTTGACTGATGACAATTTGCTTGGCACGAAAAAGAATGTAGAAGTAGAACAGACGATACAAAACTATAATTTTATTGGTAATAACAAAAAATCGTATTATACAATCAATTGGTTGGCGATGCGATCTGTATCAGCAGAAAATCAAGAAATTGGAAAGACTGCTGGTTATTTTTTCTATGAAACCTCTGAAGGATTTTTCTTTAAATCTATAGATGGATTACTATCACAAGAAAAGAAAAAGTCTTTCATTTATAATGAATCACCGGATAAAGATGGACAGGTGCCTGCTGGATATGATGAAAAGGTACTAGCATATACTAAGGACAATCGTATTGATATTCAAAAGAAGTTGATGCAGGGTGCTTATTCTTCTAGGGTGGTTGTCTTTGATCCGTTTACCAACTATTATGAGGTTCTAACCCCAGTAGCAGAACCAACAAAAACGGCAGGTATAAAACTTCCCAAACTAAATCCTGAGTTTAATCGCGAAGGAAAAAATAAAGAGTATAGTAGGACAACTTATATGTTGTTGGATAGAGGAACTCTACCCGATGGTTCTACTGATGATCAAATTGAAAAGTCAGGGGAAGAAAACTTTAAACCCAAAGATACACTCAATCAAGCGATTATGCGCTATAATCAATTGTTCGCGAGTGGAGTAGAGGTGACAATAGCAGGAGATTTTTCTCTCCATGCTGGAGATGTTGTATTTGTAGACGCCCCAGAACTGAAAACAGACACCACAAATGATGAACCAAACAAGCAGTCTGGGGGTCTATATATTATAGCAGATTTATGTCATTATATTTCTCCTAAGGGAACATACACTAAACTCAATCTATGTCGAGACTCCTTTGGAAGAAAAGGTAATCACAGTTCTAACTAAGCACTATGGAAAGCATCGAAAAGCATATCGAAAAGGATAAAGAAATCCTTGGAGATCCCACAACGAATCCACAAATGCGTCGTCACATCGAAGGCGAACTGCATGAATTAGAAGAATATGTAGAACATCACAAAAAAGAAATTGAAGCTGGCGATCATCACGATCCTAGTTACTTAGAACTTTTCTGTGATCAAAATCCATCTGAACCAGAATGTTTAATTTATGACGACTGATGGAAGGAAACGGACTATTTAATTCTGGTTTTTTAGGTGCTAATTTTCTCTGGTGGGTTGGTCAGATCGCTGACGATTCTAACTGGAGAGATAATATTTCGTCTGGAAAATTTCCTAACCCACAATCCGTTCCTGGATGGGGTAGGAGATATAAGGTCAGAATTATTGGTCTGCATGATAAAGAAGAAGAGTCTGTAAAGTCTGAGGAATTGCCTTGGGCACAGGTTATGTACCCCGTCACTGCTGGTAGTGGTGGTGGTAATTCTGCAATGACATCTAACCTTAGACAAGGTATGTTTGTCTTCGGATTCTTCATGGATGGACCTGATCAACAGGTCCCCGTAATCATGGGTGTCATGGGGCACAATGAGCAAACGCTGCAGAAAACTAAAACAGGAGACAACGATTCTAATTTTGCTGCCACTAGTGGTTTTTCTCAAGGTAGAACACCAAAATCGGAGGCAACAAAAGAACCTGTACCTGATGAAGCAAAGGTCACAGAGAAACCAAAAAGTCCTGAAGAAGCAATAGAATCTGCTCAAGCTTCCTCCAACTCAAATAATAGTCCTGTACTTAATGAAATTGTCCGTAATGAGTTTGGTGTTAGAGAACTCACACCAGCACAAAGAGCAGACGCTGATGCTGAGAGAGCAAGAATTAATGAAGAGATTGCTCGTGGTGGTGCTTTAGCACTTACTCCTGAACCAGAAAGATCACAAACGATTAAAATTTTAATCCAACAGGCTATTTCTGAGGGTATAGCAAACAGAGCAAGAGAAGCAAACTCCCCCACATCAGAAACAAAACCAGGTGCTACAAAAGAAGGTAATGCTAACCCTCATTTGCAGTCAGCAGCAGATTTAATAAGAGATAATAAGTTAAGAGAAAAAATTCCTCTATCTAAACCAAACGAAGATAAAGTTCAGTCTGCCGTAAAAAATATGCAGACTACGATTGAAACATTAACAACAGAGATTGATCGATATCTTAATGCGATTACAAGTTATGAGGATGCTGTCTCTAGTAAGATACTAGATTTGGATTCTGTTGTGGATAAAGCAACAAGGGATGTTCAAAAATATATGAAAGTTGTTTTTGATAAAGTTGCAGAGTCTTCGCTTAAAACCTTAAATGAAAGTTTAACTTCTAAAGTTTCGGCATTGCCTATGGGACAGAGAGCAAATTTTTCTGATGTTAAAGTTGAAATTACAAAAAATTTAATTAGTAAATTTGAAGATGTTTCAAATGGATCGGGTGATTTAATCAAAGGACTTTTAGAAAAAGCACTAAACCTAAAAGGCGAAAAATCATTAGAAAGCGAAGCAAGAAAGGCAGCAGCAAATTCAAGTCCAGATCCATATGACGCAAACGCTGGAATTTCAACAGACGGAGGACCAAGAAAACCAGTCATTCCAAAACATATCAAAGTTCCAATTTGTTATGCTGAAGATTTGGTTGGTGACATTCTTGCTAATAGTCGAGAGGAATTATCTAAGGCAACCAATCAAGCACTTGATGGAGTAAATGAATATTTAAAGGATGTTAATGAACAAGTTGCGTCCACTATCGGTTCTGGTGGTGATGGTCAATCTGATACCTCTGGTGGAGATGGATCAACTTCAAGTGATGATATTGGATCAAGTCTTTTAACATCATTGACTGGTGGTCTATCTCAACTTGGAGGTATTCAGAGCAGCTTGACCGGTGCTCTACAATTTGTTAATATATCACAGAAGATATTTGATTATGAATTACCTCCACTAAAATCAGTATCTGATTATTATACATTAGACACTGGTGCAGCAGCTCTACCAGACTCTGTTCTACCCACGGCAAAAGGTATTGCTGATTCTGCTGCGAATGCTATTGCGAATCCAGCTAGACAAGCTGTCAGTATAATACCAGAAGTACCATTTGCTCAAGTACCTAAGAATGCTGCTGATCAACTAACAAAAGAAAGGGATGCGATTGGTGCTGACCTTGACGCAGAATTAGAAAAAGCAAAAGCAGGTAATAGAGATGGTCTTGATGACGCTTTGGACTTCTAATAAATATCAGTATGAATTCTACTCAGGGAAAGAATTAAAATAGCATGGCAGAGTTCAATATATTTGGTTCAGCTACTGAAGACGATATTAGAGTTGCGTATATTGATCCTAAAAAAGGATTGGTAGAGGGAGTTACTCGCTGCCAAGCAAATGACTATGCCAAGTTAAATCCCGGAACTCAATTTATTTTTAGAACTACAAAAAAAAATGGAATAAGTGCTGGAAGAGATGAAATTAGATATTTAAATATTAATGAAGTAAATGACCTAGTTGTATCAGATCTGGGTAACGAACTAGGAGAAAAATCTTGTGAAGAGTATGCCCCGGAAGGAACTCCAGAACTTGTACCTGTAGACTGTGGCGCAGCAAAAGCATATTTCTATGGTGGCGGTGGCATTGGCGTAAAAGGAATACCCATCATTGGTCTTGATGGTGGACTGATGGCAGTTGCCGTCACATCTGGAGGATATGGATATAAGTATCCACCTATTGTTGAAGTTAAAGATGATTGTGGTATTGCAGCAGGTGCAGTTACGAGAGCTGTTCTTGGTGAAACAACATCATCAACAGAAATTTATGATCAAGAAGATGATTTTGAAGAACCTAAAATTTGCCCTCCAGAAGAGACAGAGGCATATGGATCTCTTTATAATGCAAAAGGAAAAGAGGTAGGTGATTGGAATCCAAAAACGTATACAAATCCAGAAGAACCTAAAGATCCAATTCGTAAAGAGATTCTACAATATCAAGAAAGACTTCGTGCAATAAAGACACCATTCTGGAGCACCAGAATGAATCCACCACTTCGTATTATTGGTCCCGGTAAAAATGATAGAACAAAATATGATGTTCAACATCATGCATGGGGTGGTAGACAAAAAACAAAAACAAAAACATCTCCACCTTCAACACCAGAAGAATTTATTGATGTAAAAATGAAAGTGTTCACTCAAGGTGGACATGGTAGAGGAATGTTGTTTAACTTTGCCTCTGAAGATGGAACCCATAAGTTTACAATTAAAGCAGATAATTTTCCTGCAGATAGTACTCAAACAATTACAAAAAAAGTAAAAAGAAATACAGTATATAAAGTTGTTGCCGAGGGTGCTTACAGGGGAGTAGGAGTAGAGCAGGGGTTAGTAAATAAACTTGGCAGAAAACCAAAAGAAATAAAAGCAACAGGTGCTGGCAAAGCTGCATCTGGTAGTACAATTTTTTGTGACTTTGTAAAGTCTAGTAATGATAATGATGATTTACAAGTACAAGTAACTCAAGGAAAATTTACTGCTAGAAATAGAGACAAAACAGATAATCATGACACATATGAATTAGAATATTTTCTTGGTGACAGCAGTGCTTTTCAAGCAGAACCAAAGTCAAAAACAAAAACAAAAACAATCATTGATGATACATTTATGAATCGTCATGCAATTTCACCGATTCCACCATCAAATGTTCCCGGTAGTGATTTTGCAGGACAGATGTACATATTTGAATGGGAGGAAAATTTCCCACTCAGTGGTGAGTATATCTTTAGAGCGATGTCTGATAATGACTCTATTGTATATCTTGATAACCGAAAGGTTATGAGTACAAGTAGATTTAAAGGTGCTCCTGATAAACTAAAAAAAATTGTTAGTGGGGGAGTACATAAAATTAGAATTGATTTATTTAATGTCCCGCAAGATATTGAAAAAACAATTATAACTCAACCACCACTTGAAATAAATTCTGCTGACAATTCTGTTGGCAATGAATATGAGATTGTCTATATTGATCTAAATTCTAGAAATGAAAAACTGAAGGTAAGTGATGATCGTAAAAGAATTGACTTTAGCGATGATGATGGTAAATTTAATGATTCAGATTTACAAATTCTAGAAGGTGATGCAGTTTTTTCTAAAGATGGAAAAAAAATTATTGGTGAGGGTGGAGTTAAACTAAAATTTTCTTGGTATGAAGATCCTGCAGGAGGCAATGGTCTTGCGGTAGGAAAAATTAAAATAAGATCAAAAACGCTAGGATCAAATAGAGATTTAAGTCCAGGATATAAAAAGGGACAAGATACTGATGTTATTAATTTAGGAAGAGTTGATAGGTCAACAAGGTTGGCATCAGTTAGTGGTGAAGGAATTAAAGAAAAAACTGTCTTTACTACTGCTAAGTTTATTGATAAGGCAGATAGACCATTATGGAAGACTAATCACACAGCAGCACCTGGTGGTAATTTTGTAGATAGATTTGGCATATCTCCATTTGATATACTTTCTGATGAAGCTTCAAGTGATGACTATGCAGGAACACATACCATTCGTTGGGAAAATTTAAAGTTTCCAATAGACGGAAACTATGGAATTGAAGTTGCTGTAGATGATAACGTTACTTTGAAATTTATTGATCAGACAGGTAATGAAACCATTATTGAAAAGAAAGGATTTACTGGTCCAACTGAAAGAGGTGGAAAAGCAACTGGAGTGTCCACAGTCATCCAAAACTTTAAAGCAGGTAAGTATAGACTCGTAGCAGAGTTATTTCAAAGATCTGGAAAACCTCTTGCTGGTGGCAACCCTATGGTTCTTGCCATTAGGATTAAGACTTTCTTTATCAAAGAAACAGAAATAGTAAAACGATCTTGGAATCAAAATCCAATGGGTGCTGCGCTTACCATTACTGCGCCCCCAGTTCCAAGACCAGAACTTCCAATCCCTAAAGCACCTGGTAGATGTCCTAACAATCCATTCTGGACTACTAGACTTCCTGCAAAAGGTGTACTAGGCAGAGGAGAATATTGGTATCCAGTATTCGTGGCAAAGAGATGGGGTAAATTTATGAATCGTTATGCCATCTCACCATTACCTCCACTTGCTAAAAGAAGCACTGACGGTGGTGGTATTACCTATACTAATACTTGGGACATTGATGTTCCCTATGATGGATATTTTGGTCTAAGAGCAACTGTTGATAATGGTGGACGCATCCTCATTGATGGTCAAGAAGTCATGAGAGGTGGTCTTGGATATGGTCGTGGTGGTATAGAACATTTTAAGAATGATCAACCAAAAATTAAGAAAATTTTTATTGGAAACGGAAAACATGAGATTACTGTAGAACTTCGCAATGAAGATACAGAGGAAAGGCAGAATTATAAACAGAAAATTTTTGATACTAATGAATGGATAGTTAAACCAACTAAAATAGAACCAAGTCCATGTACTCTTGATATTTCTTATACTGATCTACACCCTAGAAACACAAAACTAAAAGTTTCTAGTGATAGAAAGAAAATTGACTTTAGTGATGGTGATGGTAAGTTTAATGATGGATACTTAGAAATAACTTCTGGTGATGCAGTATTTTCTAAAGATGGTAGACACATTACCGGAACTGGTGATAGCACGATAAAATTTAGATATGATGATGACCCTAAGACTGATGGTCCTGCTATTGGTGGTGTGACTATCGGCACTGTTAATTTACCTAGACCAAAAAAAGGTCTCTATGTTTCTGCTTTTGAAGCTTACATAAGAGGAAATATTAGTATGATAAGTGATCGTTCTAAAACCGAAATCGTTGGACCTGGATGGAAATCTAATAGTGATCTTTTATATGCACCTGATATGTATCAGGGGCGAGTATATGGTCCCGAAGGTCGGGAAAGGTTAAGAAATTCAGATCCAAATGATTTCAATAGGGTTCTTTTCTCAGGAGACTATATTCCAACTAGTAGATCTGGTGGTACTTTTGCTGGTTATGGTGAAAGTTTAACTGGGTTTACTGGAACAAAAGAAGAAGGACAAAAAGGAAGATGGCAGAGCGACGCCGATGATCCTGATCAAGGTTTTGGATTTGTGAGTGGAGGATATTGGCCTGATACTGATGGTGAGGGTACATATGAAAAAAGTGGCACGAAAACAGCAACCATAAACATTTGTGGAGAACGAGATCTTACCGTTAAGTTTAAAGGTGGATTAAACTCTGGCACAACTCAAGATGGTGTGACTTATACAGGACCAAAACTTGCTTCATATAAGAGAGGATTTTTAACTCCTGCATATACTGACGATGCTCAATATCTTGATGAGTTCCAAGGTGAAACATGGAAATTAGAATGGACAGGTGTCAACTTCCCTCAAGACGGTAATTATATTATTAAAATTGAAGCAGATGATATTGCTACACTCAGAATTGATGGACAACAGGTTGGTAGGGCTAGAGTACGTCAAGGACTTAGAGAATTTAATACAAATTTAGTTGCTGGAAAGAAAACAGTTGAAATTGAATTGTTCAATCAAGGTAATATCATCGGACCTTTCTCAACAAATCCAACATTTGTTAGTGCAAAAATTGTCTATAAGGGAAGTAGAGGAACTGGTAAATCCAAGTCATGGGATGATAACCCAATGGGGATTTCTGCTGAACTAATTCCACCACCATGCCCAAAGGAAGTTGGTGGTAAAGGGATTGTTGAAAGAGTTATTGTTGATGATCCTGGAAATGGATTTAACCCACCTGACATAGGAATACCAGTAATCCCACCACCACCAGAGGAAGGAGTTCCTCCCATTGTGCCTATTGCATTGAAATTAATATCTATTGAAATAGACACTCCAGGAATTAATATTGACCCTGATACAGATAAACTTACTGTAGATGATATAGAAGTGCCTTATGAGGTTGATACTTTCGGTAGAGTAAAAACTCCAATACCAATGATACCTAATCCACCAGCATTTATAAGAAGACCTGTAATTAGACTTGAAACAGAAACTGGTATTCCACCTACATTTAAACCTCAATTTGAAATTGTTGTTGATCCAGTTGATGTTCCTGAGGAATTATTAATTCAAGTCACCGATCTTCCTGGTATTAAACTTAATGGATATGTTAATGGGCGTGCATATTATGGTTCTGTTTATCTTGATGATGGATTAAAATTTGCTGGTTTATTCGCTTCAGTTGGAGAACCTGTGCGTGTTTATGATACTCTACAGGAGAGCATCGATGCTGAGGTTACTACAATTCCATCTGCAATCCTTAGACAGGGTACAGATATTAGATCTAATGCTCCTAGACTGGATATCCCAGATACTCCAGATGAAATCGTTTAAATAGTCAGGTAAGAAAATAAAGAATGGCAACTCCATCTAATACTAAACTGAATAGGACCGGAGGTGAGGAATCAGGATCAAGAACTGATACCGCTAAGGAAAATTATCATGCTATAAAATTATCCAATCCAGATGGATCAATTGCCTTTAGTCGTATCCATAAAAGGGCAGATGTAACAGCAGCAGTTATGCTGGAGACAGCAGATTCTGAACATGCTTTTTTCTTAGATAAAGACGGAACAAGAAAAGGATCCACAACTTCTATCTCTCCCCAGAGATATTCGGTAGAGTGTGGTAAGACAATGAAGGAAGCAGAAGATGCGATGATGCTCTTCGCACATAATGGAAATATAATTATTAGAGCTCCAAACGGAACAATTCGTATGGAGGCAACAAACATTGAGATGGTCACCAAAGGTAATGATACTACTAGAGGTAATATTAAATTAGATGCTAGTCAAAGCATTTTTCTTGACGCAGATAAAAACTTCGTTGTAAACTGTAAGAACAGTAATATGGTTAGTTCTGGAACTTGTTCTATGGCTGCGAATTCTGCTATGACCATCTATGGGTCAATGATACGTGGTGTCACTGATGCGTGTTCAGTCAAGAATTCTAAGAATAATAACCAAAAAACACAAAAAACATTTAATCAAACAGGATCACCAGTTGAGAGGTAACTATGGAATTTGATGACGTAAGAGTAGGCGGTCAATTTAGAGTTGGTTCTGCTGGTATTTGTCCACCAATTAAAGAGGGTGATAAAAAAATCAATGGTTCGATGCACGCAGAAGGTCCTGTTGTTTTTGGTGACCCAGGACAAGAAAAAGAACAACGTGCTACTTTGATTGTCAATAGAACTGACAATGATGACGAAGATTCTCTTAAACCAAAAAAGGTAAAGCGTTCTGTCTGGATCAATGGAAACATGTTTCTCAGTGGAGATGATGGAACACCATATGCTTTAAATCAAGTTGGAAACACCATAATCAACGGCAATAAACAAACACCATATACGTTAAACATCCAAAGCAAAGCAGGAGATGCTATTAATATTAATAATGGAACTGTTTGGATTGATGATAGTGGTGAAGCAATGTTTAAGACTGGAACAGGTGGTCAAACATTGTCCGATCGATTTTCATCAGCAGATGATAGACCAAAACCATTCGATATCAAACACCCATCAAGAGAGGGATATCGTCTTCGCTATGCCTGTGTTGAGGGACCGGAAGTTGGTGTCTATTGCAGAGGTCGTGTAAAGAATGAGAAGGTGATTATTCTACCTAGTTACTGGAAAGATTTTGTTTATATCGACAGCATTTCTGTTCAATTACAACCAATCGGTGCTCATCAGGATGTAATCATCAAACGATGGGATGATGAGAAGATCTATCTTCAGTCTAGAGGTGGTATGCCGATTGATTGTTTCTATCATGTGTATGCCGAAAGAAATGACATCAACCCCCTGATTACTGAATATCAGGGTGAGTCACATAGGGACTATCCTGATCCAAATCATCATATCATCCCAGACAACGAAAGAAACTACAAAGACCCTGAATACGCAACGGAGCAGAATATCAGAACGAAGTGAGAAAACTTATTTTTGTTGAAGAAAATTTTATCAATGAGGAAGAATGTCAAAAGTTCATAAAACTATCTAAAGAAAACCAAAATCCCATGCCATATGGTGATGATAGTCGTGGTGGAGACACATATTTGACCACAGTGGAATGGAAAAATCAAGGTGCTCAATATTATGGAGGTGATGTTGATACTGTTGTTCCATCTAATGACTCTGTTATTGCAAGAGTTAATCAACTATGTAAGTCATTTGATAGTGAGACAGAACTGGATTATGTGGGTGTGGTTCGTTGGCCCATCGGAACATTCATGAAACCACATGTGGATGATAATAATAACCACAACCCTGATGTATTTGCTGCGATGTTATACTTGAATGATGATTTTGTAGGAGGTCATACTCTCTTTGAACAATATGATATCAAACCACAAGTTGGAAAACTAATTGTATTTTCTAATTCTCAACTCCTTCACTATGTTAGCAAGGTAGAGGAC